AGCAGGTTGAGATCACCTTCCGCCCGGCCGGTGCACCTACTTTTGACTTCAGCACTTCTGCTTGATAGTTGAACGGCCCCGGCTTATGCTGGGGCCACCCACATTTATTGCATGGCATCATCTGCGCTGGCACGGCTCAAAAAAGCAGCCAATCTTCAGCCAATCAAGCGTGTTGTAACACTCAACGATGGATCTACGTTTGAGTTTTATGCCACGGCTTTGACCATGGCAGAACGTGAGCGCGCGCAGAAGATGCCCGGCGGCGATGACCCTAATGGTTTTGCGTTGAACCTGCTGGTAACTAAAGCAGCCGACGATGCCGGACAGCGGTTGTTTCAGGCTGGTGAAATTGCTGAGCTGAAAAACGATGTGCTTGACAGTGATCTGCAAGCCATGATGCTCGCCATCATCACCAACCCAGAGGAAGGCAAAGAACTGGACATGAAAAGCGGTAAAGGCTGAGCTGAAAAAAGACAACCTGTTGCTGCTGCAGCTTGGGGTTGCAAAAGAACTTGGATATAGCTTGGCGCGATTAAACCAAGAGGTAACGCTTGAAGAGTTGCTGATATGGTCTAGTTATTTTGAGCTGCAAAACGAAGAGCAAGATCGTAGAATGAAGCAAAGCCGTAGGTAAGTCGTGTCGGTTGTCGCCAACGTTGCTATTAACGTCGACAGCCGCAACGCGGTTAGCAAGCTGCGCGAGGTTCAGTCGCAGTCGCAGCAAACAGAGCGTGCAATAGGAGATCTTGGTGGCGCGATAGGTAAGCTTGCGGCCGCGTTTTCTCTTATTCAAGCCGCTAAGTTTGTTTTTGTTAATGCGGCTGAAATTGAAACACAGACGCGCAGTCTTCAGGTTTTAACAGGTAGCGCAGAAAAGGCTGGGCAAATCGTCAAAGATCTGCAGCAACTTGGTGCTGTAACGCCATTTACCAGCTCTGAGTTGATTGATTCAGCCAAGCGTTTGCAGGCGTTTGGAATCGAAGCGAACAAGGTCGTTGAAACAACGCGCAGGCTTGCTGATGTCAGCGGCGCAACCGGAGCCGAACTGCAAGGCCTGGTTACGGCCTATGGGCAAGTGCAGGCCAAAGGAAGATTGCAAGGCGAGGAGCTGTTGCAATTCCAAGAACGTGGTGTTGCACTGCAGCAGGTATTGCGTGAGGAATATGGTTTAAGTGGTGAAGAGTTTCAAAAGGCACTTGAAAAAGGACGCATCAGCGCAGAAGCGGTTGAATTCGCAATTCAAAAACTTACTGATGCCGGTGGTAAATACGCCAATGGCGCCATCGCTCAGAGCGATACGCTAAATGGCAGGCTCAGCACATTGCAGGATTCAATCCAGGTATTAGCGCAAACTATTGGCAGAACTCTGGCGCCAGTTTTTCAATGGGCGCTAACTCAAGCAACTGCAGTTGTCAGCGAGATACAACGAATACTAGACGAAGCTAATAACGTTGGCGGCGCTAGGGATCGCGAGGCTCAATTTGCGCGAAATGCTGATGCAGCGGTGCGAGCCATGAGGCTTAATCCATTCACACAGCAAGGCATGATGGCTGACATGCGTCAGCGAAATATCGAACAGCAGCGAGCGGATTACAGACTGCGCCAACAACAAGCAAGAACGCCATCCGCACCAAGCATTACTACCATGCCGCCTTTACTGGGCGCCGCAGCGGGCGGCGGCAAAGGTCGTGGTGGTAAATCAGACGCAGAAAAAGCGGCCGAAAAAGCAGCGCGTGAAGCGGAAAAATTACGGCAAGAACTTGAACGATCGCTGGAAGTTGGCGACCAACTTGGCACGCAATTTAGTCGTCAAGCAGCGTTGCTGTTTGAGGGATCAGAAATTGAACGCAAGCGCCTGCAAATTCAATTTGATTTTGAAGACCGCGCTAAGCAGATCTCAGAGCTAAAAAACGCCGAACAGCAAACAAACCTTAATCAACTTAATACAGAAATCCAACGGCTTGAGCTGATTGATCTTCAAACCGAAGCGCTGAAGAAACAGGCAGAGGAAGCTGAAAAACTTTTCAAAGCAGCTTTTGATGCAGCCGAGTTTGGTGTTGATGGTGAAGGTACTATTGCATCTGGTTTGACTGATGCTATTAGCAAACTAAAAGAAGAGCTTGATCCGATTAAGCTTGCAACCGACACAATCGTCAATGGCGCAACTGCTATCGGAGAGGCATTTAGCACTGCATTTGGCGAGGTCATTACTGGCGCAAAGTCAACGCAAGAGGCGCTGGCTGATGCTTTTAAGAGTATCGGTCAAGCGTTCATCAGCATGGCACTTGAAATCATTGCCAAACAGATGACGCTAATTATTTTGCAGACAATCCTTAATGCTTTGAGTGGTGGTGGTAGCGCAATGGGCACTGCCAACAAAAACCTTTCAGGTACTGGCGCATTGTCAACCACAAAACTATTCCCCTCTGGTGCATTTGCAGAGGGTGGTTTTGTTACTGGGCCAACGAACGCACTAATTGGCGAAGGCGGCGAACCAGAGTACGTCATCCCCGCCAGCAAAATGCGCGGTGCCATGAGTCGATACGCCGCTGGCACCCGCGGCTCAGCCGTCATTCCCGGCAGCGGCTCCAGCGTAGAAGGCGGAGGCGCGGCAACCGCAACGATGGCGCCCATTGACGTGCGATACAGTATCGAACGCATCAACAACGTGGATTACGTCACCGCCGACCAGTTCCAACGTGGCATGGCACAAGCCGCCCAACAGGGAGCTATCCAAGGCGAACGCCGCGCCATGCGTAGTCTTAAAGGCAGCGCCGCAACCCGCAGGTCGGTCGGAATCTGATGGAATACGCCTACGGCCATCTACTCGACATCGGTCCCAGCGGCCAAGCAGCCCAATACCGTTTCCAGAACTACGCGATCAACCAGAACGTAGACGGCTACTTGTTTCTGCCGTTCAGCTTTGGTGGGGCGGTAGCCACACTCCAAGGCGACAATTTGGATGCCACGCTGCAGTTCGCCAACATTGAGATGACCCGCGCTTGGATCGTTGACGCCCTCGATAACCTATGGGTTGCCAAGGTCACCACGGTGCTCTGGGAACCCTCCACTGGAGCAGTCCAGCGCACCCTTTACAACTATTGGGGCACCTGTTCCAGTGGCGGCTGGGATGAGGTCAACATCCAAGTCAGCCTGAACTCAGTGCTGGACGCGGTTCAAACCAACATCCCAGGTCGCCGCCTTCATCGCTGGCAGGTCGGCAGCATCCCGTTCACAGCCCAAGTCCGTGTGTGAGCACCTGATCGGACGCAGCTACGAATACGGCGGCAACGACTGCATCCACTTAGTCGTGGATGCCCTGAAGGCACTAGGCAAAAATCCACCGGAGGTTGCAGAGCACTGGTACGCCTTGACTCCGCGCGGTATATTGCGTGAGCTGGCGCTGTATTGCGACACCATAGACGTGCCCGCCTACGATGGTGACATCATTCTGTTTGGCGCTAAGCCACCTGAATTCGGAGTCCAATGGCAGAGTGGCATCCTATTCATAAACCCCTTAATTTCCGCAGTGGACTGGAAACCGGTGGGCAGTCTTATGATCCGCCGCTCCTACCGTATGAAATCGCGCTAATTGAGGCGCTCGGGTGCAGCGAAGAAGAATACAAAGAGTTTGTGCGTCATGCCAGAGATTCTGTACAAGTACGTCCTGCCGCGTATGCAGGAATTCCCGATATTCAAAATGGTCCAGTTGTTCCAATACTTATAAATTTAGCTATAGGTCTTGCCTTCACAGCCGTCAGCATCTTGCTGGCACCCAAAACACCAGCGCTAGAAACACCCGCCAAAATTCGCGGTAAAAAGCTTGCCGATCAGATTGGCCCCACTCGTTTCAATCAAACAACAAGCTTCGACAACGTCAGCAGCCTTGCCGAATACGGCCAGCCAATCCCAATCCCCTTTGGCAAACGCGGCACCGGACGCGATGGCGCTCTAACAGGCGGTTTGATTGTTGCTCCCGCGCTTGTCTGGAGCCGCGTGTACTCCTACGGCAGCTACCAAGCGTTTGAAGGCATCTATGTCGCTGGCGAATACGGCATGGAAGCTCCGCAACTAGGCGGCATCCGTGTAGGTACAACAGCACTGAACAGTCTCGGCAACCGAGACTTTGCGCTCTATTGGTCCTCCCAGTTAGGCGAAAACCGCCCCACCACAGCACGACGCATTGCTGGTTTGGACGGCCCTGGCGCTACTGCCACCATGGGCCGAGAAATCTTCACGGCACCAACCGAGGACGGTCAGTTCAGCACCGGCTTTTCGATGGCCTATAACCCGCAGGCCGATACTTCGTTTGGCACAGCAACCCCTATTTACAACGGAACAGCATTTCGTTTCAACTGGGAAATTATTTCTGCACCATACGCATCAACAGAAGGCCCTGATAATAAAGAAGCACGACTCGAAACCCAAGCACGTCGCCGCAAAATTGCGGGTTCTGACGCGGATGTACTGCACCGCTATACAGGCCAACCAGAAGGCGACATACCGCAAGTCGGTCAACCCGGCGTGGGGCGCGCCTACTCCAGACGCATGGGATTTGTACAGCATAACGGCACTACATACGAAAACCGCACGATTGTATCTGTCGCAGAAAACGATACTTTAGTCTTTGAAATTAACGGAACTAACTGGGCTGACTTCACTAAATCAGACTTTGAGGGTACTGAAGTAAATGTACGAGATCTTAAAAGCTCGGCAGACTCATGGCGAGCCGAGGCATCTGACCTGCTCGCCATAGGCTCCAAGTGGATTATTGGTGCTTCTACATGGGTGGTAGAAAGCAGAAGCCCCGATACATGGCAAAAAGGTGTAACCCAGCAGATCGTATTCCGCTGTACGGCTATTACAGGTGTAGCAACGGTAGGAATTCCTGGAACACGCACCGTGCGTGAGCCTCTCGGTGGCTACGAAGGAAGTGTCTTCAATCCAAACAAACACTGCGGCGCAGCATTTTTCAACATATGCCGGCTCCACATGGCCAGCATCCGTCCTGTCCGACGCGACGCCGAAGTAATCGAAATTGGAATTAGAAGCCAAGTATGGAATCGTGCAAACGGTCTATGTAATTTCAACTCTATTCCGACACCTTTCAAACTTCATAATCTGGACAAACAAGATATTACGCTTACAACTCCACGAATGGATAAGTACTTCGAGCGCAGCTCGTGCTTCTCCTTGTGGGTGCGCCCAGTCCAGCAATATGGCCAACCACAGCAACCTTGGCGACGTATTCCACAGCTGTTTTGCGTAACCGGCAACTCTCCCACTGACCTGTACAACTACATCCGAATCCGTCCCCGTATTCGCGGCTACTACGAATACCGTTTCATCCCTCGGACTGGTTCTGACGTAGCCATCAACAGCATCGACACCAACCAAGTCCTTAAGCTTAACGCTCAGACTGGAGCAATTTTTGGGCAAGATTACGATACAGATTATGGCGCTTTTCGTATTACAACAAACGCAGAAATAGTATCTATTGCCGACATTAGACGTAATGACGAACTCGTTACTGCTCCTCAAGAATCCAACATCGTAACAACAACTCAAACGACTATTCCATCAGCGCTCTCCCAATACGACCAAAGCTCAAACAACGGTAGTGTCCAACAAGTTGTTAATTCATGGCTAACTGCTGTACTGGGTTATGCCCGCGACTATCCTGGACAAACGCGCAGCGGCAGAATTGTTTTCAACAAGCCAGGTGTAGGCGAAATACAGTTTGACGTAAACGCTTCTTCTGTAAATGGAATCCTTGGCTCAACAATCGGTCAGGTGTACTTAAACGCTAACCGAGGAAGTACCAGAATATGGTCAAACGTAACTTACACAGTCGTTTCAGCTAACGGCACATGGAACACAAGCCACGCATTTACAGTTGTTATTCCCGTAAACAACGACTTCTCTAGAGTCGGCGGTTATTCTGCTGTGAACGTAGCATTTGCCGTAACAGCAGTACAAGCAGTTTCCACAAACACATCAACCAAAGTAAGTGCAGAAGAACGTGTGTTTGAGGAAAACTCACAAGTAGCCGATTGCAGTCATTACCTGGAGCTAACAAAATCCAACCAAGGCGGCCCTGAGCACGAAATTGTTTATGTGAACGAGTGCTTGGCCAACGAAAGTCTTGCCGAGTATTACGGCATGTCCACGCTGGGATTCACCGTCAAGTCCAGCGGTCAACTTGGCGGAATCGGCCAAATCCGCGCCTGGGTTCCAACTGGCATCAACGTCTACCGCCTAATCGAAGGCGACACCAAACCCAGCAATCTTTTTGCGGATTTGGTCTACTACCTACTGACCAGCAAAAGTCAAGGTGTGGGCAATGTCGTACCATTAGAACTTATCGACATCGACTCCTTACGCATCACAGCCAATTTCCAACGCTCGAACAAAATCTTTTTCGACGGTGTTGTAGAAGATAGCGACAGCTTTCGATCCTTTCTTTACGACAACGCAGCACTACAACTTTGCAACTTTACTATCAAAAACGGCCGATTCGGCATGATGCCGGCGTTGCCTTACGACAGCAATTACGAAATCAGCACTAGCCCCATTGCTGTCGATCAAATCTTCACCGCAGGCAACATTATCCAAGACAGCCTGCAAGTTCAGTACATTGACGCCGCCCAGCGCTCGAACTTCCGTGCGCTAGTTAGCTGGCGCGTTACCGTCGAAAACGACTTGCCCACACAGGCATCCGCACTGGTCGACTGGGCAGACATCACGGAAGGCAACCGCGCTACCACACAACAAGCCTTTGACCTGACCGACTTCTGCACCAACCGCGCCCAAGCATTGCTGACTGCTCGCTTCCTATTAAGCATTCGCCGCCGTGTCACCCACACCGTCAGCTTCAAAACCGTACCCGACGCCCTCGGCATCCAACCCGGTTCCTACATCCGTGTAATCACCGAATCCACCAGCTATAGCGCCACCAACAATGGTGGCATCACAGACGCTGGCACCTTGGTCAGCATCACAACCATCACCAACGGCACCTACGACGCTTTGGTCTACAACCCTTCCACTGGTGCAGTAACAGAGCAACGAATCACCATCGCAAATAACGCCGTCACAGATTCAACGCTGTACGGATGCCTGTTCACACTGCTCAGCATGGAAGCCAGCGTCGGCATGTACCAAGTGGAACAGCTAACCATCGACGAAGACGGTCTCGTCAACGTCAGCGCCGTACAAGTTCCAGTCGATAGCACTGGAGCTAGCATTGTGGCAAAGGACGTGCTAAACGAAGCCGCGTTCCGGGTGCTTGAGTAATGGCATTTCCTACGCTGCCTCCAACCAGCCGCGACTTCAGTCCAGGCGACTGGCCGATCAAGCGGTTTAATTCGCAATCCGGCGCTGAAATCCGCATTCTTTACGGCAGCCAGCGTACAAACGCCAAGATCAGTCTCGGCTACGAAAATATCAGCGACACAGACGCGCAGCTATTTCTCGATGACTACGCCGCGCAACTTGGCACGCTGCGCACTTTTAACCTACCGGCTGCCGCCAGATCTGGCTGGAGCGGAAGCACCAACAGTCTTGATGCACCTGCTGGTACCAAGTGGCGTTATGAGGGCGAGCCATCTGTAAGGGCAGTTCGCCCTGGTCGCAGTAGCGTTACAGTGAATCTGGTGGCGGTGATCTGATGGCAAAGGTCTATACCGGACGCGACGGCCGCCTGCTGATTGACGGCGTGGAGCAGATCAAGGTCGCCAACTGGTCAATGTCAGGCAACCTCGAAACACTGGAGACCACCAGCCTCGGCGATAACCAGCGCACCTACGTACCGGGCGTACAAGAGTTCAGCGGCAGCGCATCACTGCTGTATTACAACGATGGTACGGGCCGTAACGACGCCGCGACCGCACTGAAAAAAGTCTTGAGAATCGGTGCCGTATCCGAATCCGATACAGTTGATCTACGGCTCCGTCTTGTTGAAGGAAACAGCAACCAAGACGTAAGACTAACGGCCTACATCACCAGTGTCAGCTTTGGCGCGGGCGTAGGAGAAGTCAGCTCAGCACAAATCAACTTTCAAGGCACTGGAGCACTAACGGCGGTAACAATCTAATGGGCATTTATCTAGGCCAAATCGGCCAAATTGAGCTGACCCGCAAATCTCTAGAAGGGTCCTTGGAATCCATTGTCAATCCTTCGGACGTAAACACTGAGCGAGACCGCTTTAGTTTTGACTTTGATGAAGGTTACTTAGTCAATGGCGATCTAATTGAAATAGCCACCACTGACGGCACACATTTAGATTTTGTATCCGCAACAGGATGGACAGTCGGTAGTGTCCAAACCAGCGGTAACTGGTACGTATTTGTAGACGAACTCGGCGGAATTAAGCTATACAACAACTTCGACGACAGCCTAGAAGGCAGTACAGACGGTCGAGTAAGCCTCACCGCTATTGCGCGAAATATACCAATCCGTGTAACTGTTCGAGATCGTGACTCCCGTATCCTTGCTGATGTTGTTGAGTACGAACTCAACACAAACCGCGAAACTGTCGACATCACAACACTAAGCGACCAACACCGTCAGCAGTACAGCAGTCTTATTACAGGAAGTGGCAGACTAACTGCACACTGGGACTACACCAACGTCGCTGGAACAGAACCTGTCCACTACTTAATGCAGCTAGTGGTCCGTACAGAAATCGGCTCATCTTTTCATGGCAAGTTTTACGTAAAGGCTGAAAACACTACAGCCCAAACCGGATCTTTTTCTGCCAGCCAAATTAACGACGCATTGTGGTGGGAATTTGATGCACTGGTCACGAGTGCAGCAGTAAGTTTTACGCCAGACAGCGTGATCATTGGAACGATTGATTTTGTAGCCACTGGACCAATCCGCTTAAAGGCCCGCACGCAGCAAAAACGCTACCTGCTGCAAGAATCCGACGGCAAGATCGAGCTGGAGCAGGACCCAACGTCATACCTGCTATTGGAAGAACTGGAGTAAGCCCTAGACTGGGTTTAACTGTAAGCACTGCCAGGAAGCTGCGGGCATGGCCGATCTCAGGATTACGGAACTGGCGGCTCTTGCTGGCGGCAACTTGGCCGCAGGCGACCTTCTGGCGATTGCGGACATCAGCGCCAGCGAGACCAAAAAAATCACAGTTACCGACCTTGTCGGTAACGCCGTCACGCTGATTGCCGACGCGACAATCCCAAGCGCCAAGATCCTGTTTGGTGCCAACACCATCAGCGGCGATGCGCTCCAAGATGCCAGCGTCAACACGGGCAAACTCGCAAACGACGCAGTAACCGCCGCCAAACTGGCCGACGAATCCACTGTCGATCTTGTCACAACACTTCCCGCCTCCGGCGCTTTCGTTGGTCAGATCGCGCTCGACACCGACGACAGCAAGATCTACTGCTGGAACGGCAGCACTTGGGTCAGCATCAAAGCCGCCGGCAGCATCAACACCGTTATCGGCAGCAGTAGCGGTGTCGTCAATATCAGCGTTACCACCTCCGGTGACGAAGTTACGATCGACACAACGCTGGACAACACCAGCGCTGCAGCACAGTTTCTTGCCGGTCCGACTGCCGCTGCCGGAGCTGTCGGCTACCGCACGATTGCTGCAGGCGACCTACCAACTGCTACTACCAGTGCCAAGGGCGCTGTTGTCGTCAATGGTAACGGCCTAGCGCTAAGCGGCGACACCATCACCATCAACAACACGGTTACCGCCGAAGCAAGCAATTACCACGTTGTTCAGTACAACTCCAAGGGCCTTGTAACCGGCGGCCGCACAATCATCGCTGCCGATGTCCCGGTAGCGACTGCCAGCACCATCGGTGTAGTCAAACCCGGCAGTGGCCTCGGCGTAGACGGCGCTGGAACACTCAATCACAGCAACTCGATCACACCCGGCAGCGCCGCCAAGGTCACCTACGACGGCCAAGGTCACGTCGTTGCTGCATTGAGTCTTGCGGCAACCGATATCCCCGAGCTTGACGCGTCCAAAATCACCACTGGCACATTCCCATCTGCGCGACTGGCGCCTAATAGCGTCACGGCAGATCAACTTGCCGACTACGGAATTGCACAAGTCAGCAGCGTACAGCCGGTACCCGAGTTTGCCGGCCAGCTCTGGATCAACCCAACAGACCGCACCGCTTACGTCTGGGTTGGTCAGGTCTCCCCCGCGCAGGGCTACTACCTTCCGCTCAATAACGAATTCGGTGCTCAGGCCAACTTGCGTTTCGGCGGTACTTACAACGCCAACACCAACACTATCGCCAGCTTGAATACATATGGCGCTGGCGCTGGCCTGACAGTTGGATCATCGCTTGTTGCCCCGACGGCAGCCAGCGCTGGGGTTTATTTGCTGGTAACCACTGCCGGCACTGGCGTAGCACCGGCGCCGGTTGTTTCCCTCGACGTCGGCGACTGGATCCTCAGCCCTGGCCAAGGCACAACGTGGACACACGTCAACTTGGTTGGTGCCGGCATCAGCGTTATTGATGCTGGAGATGTCACTTTTGCCGGCGGCTCTTTAACGCCTGCCATGACTGGCGTTGCGGACGCCGAAGCAGCTCTGACCACATTGTGGGGGCGCGTCCAAATCGCCACACCATCAACACTGGGCATCGTCCTTGAAACCACCGAAATTGAGGTCAACAACTCCACGGGTGCCATGACTGTTGGCACTGTCGATGAAGGCACCTACTGAGCGGTGGCATGTCCGGCTTCAATTACAACGGCGAAAACCTACCCAGAGGGGGCACACCGGGTGAGCTGCTTGTAAAAGTCAGCAACGTCGATTACTACGTGCAGTTTAAAACGATCACGGAAACACTCGCTGAATACGAATTTGAGATCGACGAAGGTGAATACTAGACTTGGCCAGTAACGCCGTCCCATTGGGAGTTAAGGCATGGCCACGTACAAGCATCTTCGTAGCAGCACTGCAAATAAGCGCCCGACAACAACGATTGCAGACGGTCAGCTTGCGATCAACACGAATACCGCAAGCCCCGGCCTTTTCTTCAAGGATTCTGCTGGCACGGGCATCGTCAAAGTAGGCCCGGTGCACGTTGGCACCACAGCGCCGAACAGCGTGCCGGCTTCCGGCGGCAGCACCGGAAACTACACAGGTGAGCAGTGGCTAGACACGAGTGTGTCCCCTGCTCAGATGAAAGTCTGGAACGGCAGCACCTGGGTCGGCATTGTCGCCGACGAACTGCCGGTCTCGAAGCTGCAAGACGGTGCTGCCCGCCAGCTCATCCAAACCGATGCTGCCGGCACCGGTGTCGAGTGGACCAGCAACGTCGACGTGCCTGGCACACTTGATGTAACCAGCACCGCAACATTCGACAGCATTGCGCAGTATCCACTTGGGAGTGCTGCGGCTCCGACGCTGACGTTCACTGGAGACAACAACACCGGCATTTACTCCCCCGGCGCAGACCAAGTAGCCATCTCGACTAACTCCTCTCAGAGATTGCTCATTGATTCAAGTGGCAATGTCGGTGTTGGTACAACAATCGCAAGCACAAAGTTGGATGTTGCTGGCGAACTTACCTTCAGCGCTGGCGGCGCAGGGTGGAGAACAGCATCGCTTAAAGGCATTGACGAGGGTGGCTCTTTCCAAGGCTCACTTGCGTTCTATACACATCCAAATGCTGGCGCTGGTGGTGCTCCCACCGAGAAGATGCGGCTTACGTCCGCAGGTCGTCTAGGTCTGGGGTCTTCTAGTCCTCAGACATTATTCGAACTAGCCGGCAATGGAACGGCCATTGTTAGAGCCACAAATAGCAATCCCGGAATGTCGGATGACACATTAATTGGTGGCTACGAGTTTTATAAGACAGACGCCAGCGGCAACGGTGCCGGGGTTGTGGGCGCAGTTCGGATGAGGTCAGGAGATTCTGTCGGCGCAAGCGCCTACATGACTCTTTCAACATCTGCGTCCTCTGGTGGAAATGATATTGAGAGAGTTCGGATTACCTCGGGAGGGCTGGTAGGGATTGGCTCTACTGCGCCCCGCGCATTGTTGGACATTGGAGGCAGCGCGGCATTTAGCGGTGGAACTTACCAGGCTCCAAAGCTGGCCGTAAGCAAT